TGTTTTTCCATAATCACTTTTCATTGCTTCATTTTTTAACAAAATATTCATATTTTTTTGTGGGTATATGTCAGCAATTTCTGGATGCCAAAAATAATCAAGTCTATAATAATAATTATTAATATTATATCTTTCCCCGAATTTATCATTACTTAATGGAGAATAAGTAATCTCTTCCATACGGCATCGGTTATATTCCATTAACTCTTTTACTCTACTATCACTGTCTATAAGATTGAGTGCTAAAAATTTAGCCGCGTAAACTAAAGCTTCATTTTCGTCCAAATCAGATCTAGAAATCATATAATTGATATTGATATTATTTTTTATCTCTTCGACACTGCTCATTGGTCGTTTCTTTTCCTCTACTATTTTTTCAGGAACTGGACTAATAATTATTTCTTTTTCTTTTTTATTTCTACTTTTTAGAAATTTCATCATCTGTAATAATTCTACTTTATTACAATCATCAACATTATCTTTTATAATTTCCACACAATCGTCTGCGTCTAATGAATCTTCTTCTTTTCTATTTTTTATTTTTTCAGCTATACTATCAATAGTGTCTTCTTTTTCTAATTTTATATTTCTATGACAACAATAATTATAAAGCATAATTAAATCATAATTAAATATATTATTATTATTTTTATAACCATATCTAATAGGTAAAGAAATTTCTAATTTTTCATCAAAATCAATGATATGTTGTTGAGCACGGTGAAGATTTTCTTTTTGCCATTCACTACTAGTAGCGCTGACAAAATCGGCTAGTTTGATATAATCGTTTTTACTATAATAATTTATATCAGGTGGCAAATTATAGTTATAATTTTCTAGAAAAGATACAATTTTTTCTAATTGTTTTTCGATATTTTCTTCGCTTATTTTTTTACCACAACATGCCACCAAATCAATAATAACTTGATTTGGTGTGTTTTGGTTAATATTTCTTTTGTATCTGTTTAAATTAAAATCCATGGTTTTTATTATTTTATCTTTTAAAATGGGATTATCTCTGAGTATCAATCAATCAAACTATCAAGAAACTAGTAATCAAATTTCACAAATTAGTAACGAGGAATGTATAAATTATGTTACTAATGATACAGAAATTGTTATGGATATAGACGGTGGTACTTATGGCAATATTGATATATCAGTAACAGCACTTTTAAATTCCCCCAGTTGTATATTGAAAGCTAGTTTGGATTCCTCCTTGATTAATACACTTAGTAACAAACAATCGGCACAGATAACTGATATGGCCGGATTATTTACGGCATTAGATGCCTTAGCTCGTATTGGCGGTAGCGATTCTATTAGTCAATCTAATTATCAAAAAATTATGAACGAAAGTACACAACAATTGAACAGTTTATGTAAAAATTATACCGGCGCAGAAGAACCCATAATATTAAATTTTACTGATGCAAAAATTAGAAATATAAATATTAAAAAGCTCGCACAATCAAATAAATCTGACTGTGTTATTAATAACATGGTCAAATCTTATATTTCTAATAATGAATCTAATGATCAAACCGCTAAGATAACACGTATGGGTATAATGGGTATTATCTTAGTAGTTATCATTATTATTATCATCGGGGTTGTCATGAGGCATCATAAAAACCATAAAAAAGCTGATGCCAGTGATTCTTCTTCTATTTCTTTTGGCAATGACGATACCGGAGAATTGGCCGAGGCTTTGTTTAATGATAAAGGCAGCTCGAGATCTTCAACATTAGTAAAAGCAGCCGTTGCAGGAAGCATAGGAACTTCCTTCGCAAACGCAGCTTTTGGTAGTAAAGGCGGCTCGAGATCTTCGACCTCAGCAAAAAAACCCACTGCTAGTAAAGGCGGCTCGAGAATTTCATCCTTGGCAAAAACAGCTATTTCCAAAAACCCTGCCGTAATGGGCGCAAAAATAGCTGCTACTAAATTATAAAACAAACATTTAATTTATCCATTTAATATCTTCATATAAAATGGACTGTGAAAGTAATTTTAATGATCCTTGGTGTTTTTGTTTTAATGCTAAGAATGAATCGATACCGCAATATAAACAATTTGATGCTAATTATTCCAATGCTTCTGGAGGAAATAGCCAGGGCATGGGATTTCATTGTTGTCATATAACACATTTTGATCCTAGTTTTTTGGCTAGAAACAGAACGGACCAAGGAATGATTAATACGGCCACCGATTATTTAACCACATTAAATAATGAAACCATTAATGATGTCTGTGATTACAGTGTTTTTTTAGATCAAATAAACGGTGATGTGGAATTTAAAGATAAATTCCCGGATCTTTATGACACGGCTAATACCGATCGTATTCTTTACAATACTTTCTATAATAAAAATAATACTATCCATCAAGGAGCAATAACTTCTAATAGTGAATTAGTTCCTACAATTAGTTCTACTGGCGTTAGTTGTCCCAACGATAATTATATACCTTATTATATCGGTTATGAAAATAATGAATTAGCTGCCACCAGATATGTTTATATCTGTTACCCAGAAAAAGCTGCTTTTCCTAATTTAGATTTTACCTATAAAAGTATTTATTTTTATGATAATAATGGCAATGATTGTAAAAAAAATACTTGCAATACTTTATTAGGATTACCCAATTCTGGGGTAAATGCTGGTAATACTGCACATGAAAATGATAAAAACGAGAAATTAAAAACAGTATCTATTATACTAATAATAGTGGCTTCGGTACTTATCTTTATTTCTATTGTTATCATAATTTATTACTCCTTAAAGGAAAAGAAAAATTTAAAAGGTAGGAACTAAAATTGTTTTCTTAAACATACAAATTCTATAAAAAATGGATATTAATATTCTTAGTGAAGAAGATTTTAAACCTTCTACTATTACTATTGCTGGTAGTTTTAATATCTCAGTAGATATTAAAAATATTTCGTCATGGTTACCTATTAGAAATATTTTTGACAAAGATGGTATTAGACAAAGGCTTTTATCAGGGTCGCGGGAAAGTATTAAATATTTTGGTCATGAAGGCAGTATTGTTTCTATGTGTTATAAGAAATCACGCAGAGGAATGCGTACAGGGGCTATGAATAATATGATTTCTGCTGATATACAATATAATCATAAAAATATTCATCTCAAAATTTCTAGTAGTAGTATCACTAGTGTTGGTACCAATAGTATCGAAGATGGTGAAAAAGTTTTTAAATTAATGACAAAACATTTAGTTAATTTAAAAAATTCATTAGATGAAATTAATTCATTAGATGTAGAAATAAAAAGAAAAAATCTACTTTGGTTAGAAAAAAATATAGATACAAATAATTATCAAAATTTATCCAAAAAAATAAAAAATAGTAAAGAAGATATAAATCATATGTTTTTAAATTTTTGTGCTCTTTTTATTGAAGACCAAGATGATATGAGTTTATATTTAGAAAAAATGCAACAATTATTAGAACCAATCTTAATTTGTAATGATGTTTTAGAATGCAATAATTTTACTATATATAATAGTGTTTATCATATCAGTCCTATTAATAAAAAGAATTTCCGTATGCCATTACATCGTTTAGCTCCATTTTTGGCCAACAAAGGTATCGCTGTAGAATATCATAACTGGACCTCCGAAGGAGTAAATATTTGTTTTGATGTAGAAGAAAAAAAATATGGTTTAAATCATTGTAATAAAGAATATAAACATCGTTTTTCTATTCATGAAACTACTAAAATTAGACAATGTTCTCCTACTAATAAAAAAGAAGCATATTCTAATTATTTAGGTGTAATGATGTTATTAAAAGAATTTTTTGAACATCCTGATGTTGATTTTAATAATTATATATGTGAAAAATTAGAAGAAAAACAAATAATAAGAGATTATTTATTAGTTAAGAATTAAAATTTTAATTTAAACAATTAAAATTTAAAAATGAAGTGGGCTACTTTTGATACAAGTTCTTTCCCTACTGTTTTTGTTGATCTAGGGCCTACCTTAGACGACGAAGGGTTTCATGATTTCATACAACAATGGAGAAATTTATACGATGAACGCAGGGATTTTTATTTGATTTTTAATACCAGTGAAGTAGGTTGGGTTAACCCTAAATATGCCTGGGAAATGGCCAGTTTTATTGAAGAATTGAGAAAACAACAAGAAAAATTAGATGGCAAAGAATATTTACAGCAAAGTTTTATTTTTTATAAATCATGGTATGTTAAATTATTATTGAATATTATTTTCTATTTACAAACACCAGTAGCCCCGGTGGAAATATTACCCCATGATAAAAATATTTTGGACATGTTCCGTTTAAAAAATAATTTAAGTTTATAGTAAAATGGCAGATAATAATTTATTTATTGGTTCGTTAGTAATGATAGTAGTAGTAGCGGTAATTATAACAGTAATATTAATAGCTTTGAAAGAAGAAGATAGTAGTACTGACCAAATAGTACAGGCGGTAGCGGTTGGGTTCCCAACAGTTTTGCCGAATAATCCTACCGACGGCCCGACATTATTGTATAGTTATGATGGCAAAAAATGGAATGAAAGCACTGGATCTAGTTTTAATTATAAACTATCTAATAGTTTTTATGTTGGCGGAGGGGTAGGTTATGGAAATAATAAATGGGTAGCAACAGGTTGGAATAGAAATACAGATAAAAATATTATTTATTCTAATAACGGTATTGATTGGAAAGAAGCTCATCGAAACGATGGTATGAGTATATTTTATAATGGCGACTCGACAAGTCTACAACAAAGAGGTCACAATGTTGCTTACGGAGCAGGTAAATGGGTAGCTGTTGGAAAAGATCAAAATAACGAAAACATTCTTTATTCTACAGACGGCGTAACTTGGTTTGTGGCTACAATGTCAACCCCGGGGCTTAGTACTTTCCCAGGCGTAAGTCATTTCGAAGGAGGAAGGGCAGTGAGTTATGGCAATAATAGATGGGTGGCTGTTGGAAAATCCGAAGGAAATGTATCTAATATTCTTTATTCTGATAACGGAATAAGCTGGGATATAGCTTACATGAACGACGGAACCAGTACTTTCATAGCTGATGATAGTGGAAATATATTTAGTGCCGGTTTAGGTGTTTTTTACAATAATTCAACCAATACCTGGTTGGCTACCGGTAGGACAGATAATGATAATAATTTATTAGTTTCTTCTGACGGCGCTTCCTGGGCAGTTAGAAATGCTACCTTAGAAGGCGGTAGTTTCTTTGCAAGAGGATGCTATGATATTATATATAGTTCCGAGAAAAATGCTTATATAGCCACGGGAAGTAACGGAGGGACAGAAGAACAGAATATAGCTTTCAGTAATAATTCTATTACATGGGAAGCAGGAAGTATGTCTAATGGCATTTCTTTTCCTTTCAAAAGCGATGTCAATGGCACCGCAGTTAATTATAGTAAAAATTTAAATTTATGGTTTGCCACGGGAGGAAACGACAATGGTATCGAAACAGGTACTATAATAACTAGTACTAACGGTATTAGCTGGGATGTTACTACAATGGCTAACGGGACCAGTTATCCTTTTGGATCTACAACCGACGCAGTGGCTTTTGATATAGCTGTTAGGAGTTAAGAAATATTAGGGATATTTTTTGTTAATGTTAATTTTGTTTATATAACTAATAATTATATACACAAAAATACATAGCAAATCTTCCATTTTAAATATTGCAATATTTAAAATGTTAATGGGTAAAAACTCTCATATCATTAAATATCATGTCTATCCCTAATTCTTCGGCACAGGTTATTATTTCGGCATCTCTAATAGAACCTCCTGGCTGTACAATATAAGAAACCCCGTAATTATGAGCAACTTCTACATTATCTTTAAACGGGAAAAACGCATCTGATAATAAAATTAAATTTTGATTTAAAATAATGTTATTTCTATCTAACCATTCTTTGGCTTTGAAGCCAGCTATTTTTATACAATCTACTCTATTTTGTTGCCCAGCACCAATACCGATAACTTTACCATCATAAACAAAACAAACACTATTAGATTGAGTATATTTTAAAGTAATATAACCTAGTGTAATATCGCGTCTAATTTTTAAGGGTATATTTTCATCCTCGCAAACATAAATAGAATAATTACTAGGTTGCATTAAAGTGACGCCATTGACATCTCTTAATTGTATCCCATAATCTAATTTTTTTTGTTTCATAATAAGATAATTACCTTTCTTTTTATTTTTTAATATTTCAATAGCATCCATACTATAATCATAAGCAATAATACCGTCACTAACTACACCTTTAATTTGCAATGCCATTTCTTTATCTATTGTTCCTGAAAATCCTATAATATCCCCAAAGGAAGATTTGGGGTCAATATTGCGTGCTTCCAAAAACGTTTTTCCTACTCCGGCTGGTGAAGTATGTTTAAAACTAGCACAGAAATTTTCCCCTAGTGCGTTTCTTGCTTCTAGTGTTAATTTTATGGCATTTTCACAATCTAACATATTAATATAACTAGGGGAACCATTAATGATTTCAAAAAGAGGAGATTTACCATTTTTACTCAAAATATCACTTGGTTTCATATAAGGATTTAGACCGTATTTCATAGCTTTTTCAATAGAATAAGTATTAGTAAATTCATCATTAAACCAATTATTGATAGCACTATCATAATCCAAAATATGTCTGATAGCGATAGAAGCTAAATCTCTTTTATCCAAATCACCGGATATATAATCTTCATAATAAAGAGGCGATATTAGTATATCAACATTCTTATAATTTTTCATAGCCGCTCTGATTAAACTATGACCACCGATATCTATATTTTCTAATAATATATTTTCGTCATTAGTTTCTTCAAATTTTTCTTGAAAAGGATATAAATTAACTACCACCAAATCAAAAAAAACACCATTAGTGCTTATAACATCGCTAACATGTTTAATATTATGTCTATCTCCTAAAATACCACCAAAAATTTTAGGATGTAGAGTTTTTACTCGACCATCGCAAATTTCCGAAGAGTTAGTAAAATCAGAAATGAGTTGTAAATTATTAATATCTTTAATAAAAGCAGAAATATGATTATAAGTACTACCGGTACTATATATAATATAATTATTTTTTTCCAAAAAAGGAACTAAAATATTTAACTGACTTTTATCAGAAACAGAAATAATAGCATTAGGCATTTTTAAACATAAAATTATTAAAAATAGATAGTTATGTTTCCTCAACTACCTGAAGAAATGGAGCGAAAAATATGGCAATCTTTTTGGAGTATGTATATACTAAAAGAAGTAAAAAATCAAAAACCTGTTTGGATAAATCCTAGCAACGCACTTCTTTTTAATTCTTCTGATTTAGGGGCTATTCAACACGGTTATAGTGATATGGAAAAAACTATTTTTTATAATAGTTTTACTTGGAATCGAATGAGATATTGTGCCTATGTAAATTGCTTTGAAAATATTTGTTATAATTGTATTCATGATGGATTTCCTTGTGAAAATGCTACTTTTTATGGTGTTTTAAATCCTAAATTAGTTAATTGGTGGGATTTGTCATATTATAATAATGTAACAAATAATTATGAATTTGAGGATATTGATATTGGCGCCGAATTCATTTAAAATTGAAAATAATATTATTAATATTAATATTATATATACAACCATGACGGACGCTAATATTTATTACCAAGATACACAAGATATAGAAACTATCCAACGTATAGTTGGTGGTTATTTTACAGTTATCCCTTTGGCTGATAATAAATTAATGTATGTTAATGAAGATGGAGAAATTAGAAAATTACCTTTTAATGACAATGCCACTGATATGATTGGTTGTCCAATTTATGGCAATGTACTGATTAGTAGTATTTAAAAATATTTCAATTAATAAATAAATTATTATTTATTAATTTAGAATGATTCAAAAAGTAAATTATTATCTTTAAATAATTGAATTAGAACATTACATAATTCTGGTTTTTTAATTTTATCTTTATAAAATTTTTCATATTTTTTATCTTTATCTAAATATCTAACAATTTTTTCTATTTTATTAGTATTGACCGTGCCACAGACAATGCCCTTGCTGCGAGGGTTGCTATTATCAACAACTCGGAAAAATTCTTTCTCTTTTTGTGATACATATTCTTTGTCTTCTCCGCCTCGCAAAATATACGTTCCGTAATAAGGTACTTCTCTAAAATGTTTCATAATAACATCATATTTTTTGTTGAAGAGATGATTATAAACGAAATTTTGCGCAGAATCGGCATCGCGAAATTCTCCATCTACTAATAACCTAATAGAGCGCTGACTACTCTCTAAAATACTAGTAATGGCAAAAGCAGTTTTTTCACTAGCTTTATAGAAATGTACATATTCTTTTACATCCTCTGTTTTATTTTCTGTTTTATCTAAATCTAGTTTTTTCAAACCAGCTTCGCTTCCAGACATACGTTTCCTTCCCTGGCCCTGTGTAATTGTGGTTAGTGCTTCTTTTGCTGTCTCTAAATAGGCCACTGGTTTATCGGTAACTAAGTAATAATTATTCATTAAATTAAGGATACGTTTGTTCAATTCAGTTAAATTATCATTTTTAAGAGCAATTAAACTATCCTCTAATAATCTTTTAAAAAGATTATAATTTTGCCGAGCAATATAATAATCAGTAATTTGTTTCTCATTCTTATCTTGTAAATAAATTACCATTCTTTCATATTGTTCTGTTTCTTCATTAACATCAACTATTTCTTCTATCATAGGAAAAGATTTTGTAAAATAAATATCATTTTCGGTACTAAGTCTACTATTTTTGACTAAATTTTCTCTTTTCATATAAATAATATTACCATTTAGAAAAAGTCTATAAAGTAGAGTATTTTGATAATTAGAGATAGTTTCATTATTAAAAACTAATTCATAAATTGATTGATATATAATATAAGCAGAAAAAGGAATTTTAGCTTTTTCTAATTCTTTTTCTAATTGCGGTAATGAAATAAAATTCTTTATTTGTAATATATCTATTATTTTAGATTTAACTTTGATAATATCTTTAATAGAATAAAATAAATTATAAGTATTATAAATATAATCTTCTTCGTCGGGTCCTTGGTTTCTGGCCATTCCTATTCGATTTTTATTATTGGGCAAGCCACGTGCTTTCCAAATTTTATAAAAACGGACACCATAATCGCTCTGGGCACTATAATTTTCTATATCAGCACTAGTATTTCTATCATAATTAATATAAGCATCAAATGCTATTTGTTTCATAAATCTAATAATTCTTTTATTTTTTATATTTTTCTCCTCAGAATTTAAATAATTCTTAATATCAATAGAACATTTATTGAGTCCCTTTTTGTATAATATTTCTTCTTCGTTTGGTCTAATCGCTGCCAAACGAAAAACTTCTACATCAACTTTTTTATTAAGTAATACGTGACTATCGGCTCTGATAAAACGACTCAAAGCTTGGTACATTCCAGCTTCGTGCCACCCGGGAGTCATAATATAACCTCGTAAAACATTAAAGATGTTTATGCCATCACGAGCCAATTTAGAAGCTATAATTATCTGAATATATTCACCGTTTTTATTTTCCGGACTATTAAATAATTTTAAAGTAGTTTCTATATTCTTACTCTGTCCTGTTACGAGAGCAAATCTTTTTTTCTTATCGATATTTTCCAATTTTCCGGACTTAATATTGAAAGGATCGACCGTAGTTTTGAATTCATCGAAACCAAAAAGACGTAAAATCATACCCAATAATATGGCGCCGCTGCTTTCAACAAATTCAATATAACAAAAAGAATTGCCAGGTTTTTCTTCTTTACTAGCTGCTAATTCTTTTTCAACATAAAATTTAAATTTACAACTAAATATTTCTAAATTAACTAAACTGGTATTTAAATTTTCTTCATTATCAATATTGAAATAAGCAGGGAAAGATTTAGTACTTAATAATTTATTATCTTTGTCTCGATAAGTAACTTTTTTCCTAAATTGATAATTACCATATTCATCTTTTTCCACATAATTTCTGAAACCTTCGTTGCCATATTGGCCATTAGGAAAAACAAAAACACTAGATTGTTTTTGACTAGATGAAAAATTAGCAGTATCTCCTAAGGTAGAAATATAAGTTTCTAACTGCGTTTCTTTCATAATTAATTTAGTAATATTAATTTGGGAAACATACTTTTTTAAACTAGCTTCAACCAAAGGCTGTTTCTTTTCTTTGGGAATATCGTATTCTATAATCTCATTCTTTTCTATTCTTCTTTTGAGAGGAAGAAGAGGCTCGCCCATAATATTACTGCTTTTGGGCATTAGTATACTATGTTCATAATTCTCAAAACTATCACCTTTGTTAATAACATTAATATCTGATTCCAAAAATTTAATAAAAGTCACCTGGCCTCTCAAAAAAACTTCTAATTGAGCTAGGGTAATACGGTCATAAAAATCATTACTTATATTAACAGGTAATTGGAAATCCATGGGTAGTAGCAAATTGGCCAAGATAGCAAAATCTTTGGTTTCATTAATCATAGGGGTAGCACTGGAAATAATAATCTTACTTCTTTCAGCTAAATGAGTAACTCGCCATAAAAATTTGTAAATATTATCTTTCTCTTCATCTGTCATATAGCCTCCTTTACCATCGTCTAAATTTCTTAATTTATGAGCCTCGTCCATAAAGATAATACAATCAGAATATTCTTCTCTAATAACATCATCATTAAATCTACGTTTAGCAAATTGTTGATATGTTTCTACCGAATACCATTCGTTGATCAAACGATTTAAATTATTTTTTACACTTCTTTCGGTAGTAGCATTACGTAGTTTTAAACTAGTGTATTCACGGGGATCCGATAATTTGACAATTTGTCTTTTAAATTCTTTGACTGTCGGAGGACCAGGTTGTAAAACATATACTCTTTTTATGCCTTCGCTATGGGCTTTATAAAATTCAGCCACGTTAATGATACTACCAGATTTTCCAGTACCAGTACCCTGAATATTAAATATTTTATTATATTGTCGTAAATAACGTAAAAATAGTTCTTGATGATTAAAAAACCTTCCTTTTTTTTCAGCTTTATCTGCACCGCTAATTAGTTCATTAAATTCATAACGACAAGCTGTCTTCCATTGAATATCACTATTATCTTGACAAACATAATCTTCTATAAAATTATGTAATTCAGAATTAATCATTTTTATAATTATTAAAAATAATGTCTAGTAATAAAAAAAGTACGAAAATTACGAATAGAGAAGTGACAAATCCTTCTTATAAAGGTCCGGTCTCGAGACCTATAATAATAGTTGGTGACCAACAAGTAGCTGTTAGTACACCTACTGCTAATAAATTTTATCGATATCATAATACTTTGTATTTAGATAAAATAATTTCAGCCTTTTTAATGGTTGGTGTCATTGGTTATTTAGGAGCTTATATATATTATTCTTATGATAATAACAGATTACTACACAAGCAATCAGGAACTTGTCCAGTCGTTTATTGTCCCGGTACAGGCAGTGTTACTAAAAATAAAAATCCTATTGTTTGTGAGGGAAAAGGATTTTATTATTCTCCAGATGACAGTACAAAAAAAATATGCACTGTTTAAAATATTTTTAATTTAATTTAAATTAAATTAAAAATGATTGACGGTATATCTATTATAAATTACAATTTAATAGTTAATTTTATACTTTTTATTTTATTACTAATTTTTGGTATATTAACTTTCGAAGCCGAAAAAATTAACAGTAGTTTAAAATATTCACCAGAAAAAGGGGATAGATTTTGTGCTCCTGATATTCATTGCGATGCTCCTTCTAATACACAGAATAGTCAAGTAAATTTTACAATAGCTCCTTATTCAAATACATTATCAAATCAAAATATTTATTTTCCTCACTATGATAGCGACGGAGGTATATCAACACAGGTTTTTAATATTTATTTAGCAGACTCCTTACCGACAGGCGTATCCCCTCTCGGTGGTTTGTGTGTAGGTTTTAGTAATTATTCATCGCTTGGTACCAGCGTATATTTGGATTATTATTATAATCAAGGCAGTACTTGCTGGGATGCTAATTTATCACATATTTCTGCTCTTTTGGCACTTGCTTATGAAGGTACTAGTAGTAATATTGCATCAGAAGCTAATTTGACCAATACTAATGATAATGTTTTAAAATATAATTTAACAAA